TAAATCGTCAATTTCACCTAGGTTTTGACCGCCTTGCAGCATTTCTACTGAACTGCCACGACCGTCTGCACCCACTGGAAAGAAAAAGTCTTCGTTGATCGATAATGGATTGTAACTAGAATCCATGATGTTCTGACCGCCGCCTCCGTATGTGGGAATTCTGCGTTGATGCATTTCATTCTTCACACGCTCCACAAAAGCCATGGCCATGTGGCTGGGCATGTTGCCCACGTCAATCTTGAACATGCGCCGTTCAGGCGCACGTTGCACCCTGTAGATCAACATGGCATCTTCCAACAGTTCTTTTTGTTTGAATACCTTGAAGATGTTTTCCAAGATTGATTTTCCAAACGGCCAGAACGTGTCCAAGCCCTCGTTGAGACTCACGTGTACCACATGTTTGGCATCGATACAGGTTTCATTCACCGCACGGTTGAATCTGCTCACACCGCTCATGGCTGAACTGGGTGCTGTGTAGCCGCCACCCTGCATGCTGCCGCCAATGCCGCCTGCACCACCTGAACTGGGGTTGACCATGAAGTCTGTGGTGGTTTTGGCTGCCACAGTCAAGTTCTGGAAGTTGGGGTTGATGTCACGAATGATATACTGTTCTGGACGTTTGCCTTCGTTTTCGTTCACGATCACACGCACCACTTTGCTCATGTCCACCCAGAACATTTCAAATGTTTCTGGGTCTCGCACAAACACTTGATCGCCGTACTTGATGGTGTTGCGGAACAGTTTGAAAATGCGTTGATCCAGTTTGTTCAGTTTGACCCACTGCTGCATCTGTTTCTTGATGATGTCCACTTCGTGATCTGTAGGATCATCATTATAGGTCACATCAAATGGTGTGTCATTTTGTTCGTTCAGTTGTGTAGAAAATTCTGAGATGATGTCCAAGCAAGCATTCACCTCCGAGTCAGCATCCATGTTTTCGTACTGATTGTAGCGTTCAATTCTGTTGGGATGGCCAGAATACACTTCGGGCAGTCGGCTGGCATAGTTGCGGAAACTGAAGTCAGTGTCCGCTTGATTGGTACGTCTGCCGTCGTTTTTGGGGTATCCAGGCAAGCCTTGGTCTCTGCCGCCTGCGATTGGGCTCATCTGTCCAGATAAATCTGCCACTTTGAAGTATTTTTTCCAGCCTTGTTTTGGTTCTGCCATAGTGTGTTATTTATAACTATGCATAGGTCTGTTGACTGATCTTTTGCTGATACCCATTGCTGGTACGCATGAGACTGATAAATTCATCCATTTTTGCTATCATCATTGCATTGGAAGCAATCAAGTCATCGTTGGAATTGTCAGACGTTGATTTCACGGTCTTGGTTTTTTCGTTTTCTGCTGCCACTATCTTTGATGCATCAGTGTCCATGCTGGAGTTGTATCTGGTGGGCATGGCTGGAAATCGCACATTGTCCAGTGATGCAAGATTTATCACGCCCGATGAAATATTGGCCAACAGTTGCGGTGTTGTTATAGAGCCCAATGCAGTAGATTGGGCTGGTGCTGGATTCCGAGACTGCGGACCCAATGCAGTAGATTGGGCTGGTGCTGGATTCCGAGACTGCGGACCCAATGCAGTAGATTGGGCTGGTGCTAGATTTTGCGGAGCGAGACTGAGTGGTGGTGGGTTGGCGGCTCGTCTTCTACTCTCTCGCTCTATTTCTGCGGCTCTTGCTCGTTCAGCAGCAGCGGCAGCGGCAGCGGCAGCAGCAGCATCTGCCGAGGACGTTGTATCTCTTCCGGTGCTCAACCCTTTGATGTAGGTTCGAATCGCATCTTTTAATGCGTCTGCCGCAGCATCTCCGATTTTTCCCAGTGACTTATCTATCTCAGCTTTAAAGGCTTTAGTCTGGTCTTGTGCTGCTTTGAGAATTTCTGCGTCACCTGCTCCCATAGGTAATGTTTTGCGATCGGCCAGAGGAATTTGTGCAAGTCGTGGATCCGTGAGTGGCACGCCAACCTGTGTGCCGCCGGCCTGTTGCGTACGAATTGGTTTGTTTTTTTCTTCTTCTGCTCTGGTGCCAGGCAACAGGTCTGTTACATCTCGGCCTTTTTTAGCCAAGGTTATCATGAGTTCTGTCACAGGCACTATGCCTTTGGATCCCATGTCACTGAGGTTGGTAGCAGTTTGGCGCTGCAACTGCAACAGTTCAGTTTGTGCAGCCACTGACGCACCAGTCTGATCAATCTGTTTCTGCTGCTGTGCTAGAACTTCTTTTTGTCGTTCTTCGTAGGTACCTTTGATATTTTCTAGGCCTCGCATGTCAGATACATTCACAAACAATTTGTTACCAGCGGCCATCATGACCCCGCCAAAATTGTCCATGGTCTTGCCAAACTCTCCTTTGGCGGTGTCCAGTATCTTGCCGGCTTCTGCTCCAGATTGAGACGCAGCCATCTTGAATGCTTCAGGAGCACTCATGTACAACTTACGCCCTTCTTCGGTTTGCATGCCCATACCCGAGAACGCTGCCATGAATCCTTTGCGTGCATCTCCAGAGGTACTGGCCAGCACCTTGTCTTCTTCCGCCAGTTTACGTTTGGCATCCTGATCACCAGCATCGGCTTTTTGCTGTAGTTCTCGTTGATGCAGGCTATACTGCTCATTCATCAAGCGTTCTTCACGCTCTTTTTGTATGGCTTCTCCACTCTTGCCTGTGAGTTTGCTGAGTTGGTCAAGATTTTTTAGATAATCAGCAGCCCCTTCGGACAGTCTGTCTGTGTACTGCTTTTGTGTCTCTCCGGCTTTTTGCATGAGAGAGCCAGACTGTGTCTGTGTCTTGATATATCCTGCCATGCCTGCGTTGATGCTGTCCACAGTCATGCCCATGTTCAGGAATTGAGTCTGCAATCCAGTCTGCTGTATTCCTGCTGCAACATCACTGAACAGTTTCATGCCCTGAGATACTGACCCACCAAATTTGGCCAGTGTTTCAGAGTTTTGCGAGATCAAGTTGGTAAATTTTGGCAGTTCAGCAGCACTGGTAGCACCAAACTTACGCATGTCTTCATACACAGTTTCAAGACTGGCTTCACCTGCAGCACCCACTTTGGCCAGTCCTTGATAGGTGGTCATCAACTCCTGTGTCTGCGCACCTGTGGTTTTGACATAGGCCCTGCCGGCATCTGTCATCAGGTCAATGCCTACACCAAAAAGTTCAGTTCCTTTCAGGGCCTTGCTCAAAGCTTCGGCACTTTGATCCAGCACACTGTTGTAGACAGTCATGCCGGTTTGACCCTTGGCAGTGGCTTCTATCAAGCCACCAAAAACACCAAACAGTTTGCCTGTGCCCAGATTGAGATTGCTAAAACTCGAAGTGGTACCATCGGCAGTTTTGCCCATGTTACCAATGGCCGTTGATAACCTGTTGATACTGTCGTTTAACTTGTCAAAATCTGGTTGTGGGGGAGCATTGGGATCATTACCAGTGGCCATATCTAGTCCTTTGAATTTTTTCTCGTTGAGATTTTGTCATAATTATATTTATCGAGGAAATCTATGCTACCAAACAACCCACTTACACAATATTTTCGCCAACCAGCAATCTACATCCGATTGCCCAGCCAGGGTCGATTCTACCCACCCGGCACACTGACCTTGCCGCCCAACGGCGAAGTACCAGTGTTGCCCATGACCAGCGTGGATGAAATCACCTACAGAACACCAGACGCACTGTTCAATGGTGCTGCTGTTGTGAGTGTGATCAAGAGCTGTGTTCCTGCCATCAGAGACCCATGGATCATGCCCACCGTGGATCTCAATGCTGTGCTGGTAGGAATCAGGATAGCCAGCTACGGCCATGGCATGGATATTTCGCCCACTTGCCCGGAATGCAAAGAAATTGACGATGTGACCATTGATCTGCGAGCAGTGAGTGACAGTATATCGCTGGGTGACTACGATACTCCTGTGAGCATAGGTGATCTTGAGTTTTATCTCAGCCCCATCACCTATAACACAGCCAATCGTAACAACCAGATTCAATTTGAACAACAGCAAAAAATCAATTCTGTCACTAACACTGATGAAGTTGATGATGCTGAAAAAATGGAAAAATATCGAGAAGTCATGCAGGCCATCAATGAAACTACCATTGACACAGTGGCACACTGCATTGGTGCTATCAAATCACCCACTGCCATGGTGACCGAAACTGAATTCATCATTGAGTATCTACGCAACTGTGACAGCAAAACATTCAATCAACTGCGAGACCATGTGATCACACAGCGCGAATACAGCGACATCAAACCACTCAAGATGACCTGCGGCAGTTGCAATCATGAATACGATCAGCCATTCACCCTGGATCTTTCAAGTTTTTTCGCCAACAACTCCTGAAATCTGACCCTGCAGAGATCAGTGAGTTGATAGACAACATGGACAAAGATTGTAAATCTATTCGACAGGAAGCATTGAAAATCAGTTGGTACATGCGCGGCGGTCTTGGTTATGATCAAGCCATGGCATTGGGCATACAGGAACGTGATATCATCAATGAACTCATCAATGAAAATTTAGAAACCACTAAGAAATCAGGATTGCCGTTCTTCTAATGGATATTAAAACAGTCACAAAAGACATATTGTCTTGGTCAGAGCATTTTGTAGAAGTGCCGCATCCCGCACTGGGTAATTGGGCACCTTGTCCGTTTGCACGACAAGCAAGGCTCAAAGGAACTGTGGAAATATTCATAGGCCAGGACCCATATTTTGATCTTGAATCAAGAGCTGCATTGGGTATGCAACAGTATGAAGTAATCATATACGCATATGATCCAGGAGAATGGACACTGGAATATTTTTCTCCCAGACTGCGATCGGCCAACAGAGATTTTTTACTAGCAGCAGACTTAATTGCACTTGAAGATCATCCTGCTGCGGTAGAAGATGTCAACGGAGTTATCATGAATCAAGGCAAGTACGCATTGAGCATGGTACAGAGCCTGAGTAAATTAAATGTACAATCTAAGTTGTTAGCACAGAAAAATTTTTATCTAAACTGGCCTGACGACTACTGTGCAGAATTGTTTTCAGATCGCAAAGACCCAAGGAGCAACTAGTGTATTCAGTATATCAAAATTGGGATCCATTGAAAACCTGTATCGTGGGTCGTAGTTATCCACCCGAATACTATTCCTGGATCACAGTCCCGCATGTTCAAAATTTATTTGAAAAGATAGCCATTGAAACCGAAGAAGATTATCAAGGAATTATAAAAAAACTTGAAGAATTCAATGTCAAAATACTTAGACCAAACATACCCGATTATAAAGATATTCTGATTGATGGACAGTATTTGCAACCACCAATGACTCCTAGAGATTACACCGCTATGATCGGCAATGTGTATTACAGCGGATGTAGGCATAGATTTGATTTTGCAAATTTCTACGCCAATGTCAAAGACCCTAGTTGGCCCCAGTGTGACAGTCTGGACAACTTTTATCATCTACCTGATCATATACAGAGAGAATGTGTAGAAATGCATGAATTTGAAAAATTTGTCAGAGCGTACTCATTGTATGATCATATTGATGAGCATGTGAGTCAACAAGGCAATTTAGTAAAAAAAATAACAGATGTGCAGATAAGTGGTTCCATGATATCAAGGATAGGTCAAGATCTGTATTTTGGCACAGTTGAATACAATCAAGATCAAGCGGCATTGAAAAAATATCTAGATACGGAATTCACATCAACAAGGAATCACATAATTGATACCAATGGCCATCTTGATGGCAGTTTTTATGCCATGTGCCCGGGATTGATAGTAAGTTCCAAGGAAATACCTATAACAGAATTCAAACAGAAATTTCCCGACTGGGAAGTATTGTATGTTGACCATACTGATTGTAAAAATGCATTGGATTTTATAAAACTAAAGAAAAAAACTAAAGGACGCTGGTGGATTCCTGGATTTGAGCATGATCAATCGGTGATTGATGTGGTAGAAATCAATTTGGCCCATTGGGCCGGAAATGTGGAAGAAACTATTTTTGATGTAAACATGGTCATGCTTGATAGAAATAATGTCATGACATGCAATTATAACAAACAGATATTTGATACACTTGACCGGTATGACATCACCGCCCATGTTGTACCATTTAGACACAAATATTTCTGGGACGGAGCATTATCATGTGTGACCAGTGATCTTCATCGAGAAGGCACAAGACAAAACTTGTTCCCTGACAGGCCATGAGTTATCAATTTGCTAGAGTTGATCTCAGTCAAACCAACTATGAACCCACAGTGGAGTGGCAATACATAACCAGCCGTGAACCAGAGATGCTGTCACAATTAGACGACATCTATCGAACCTATTGCATGTACAAACATTTTGGCAGCGTGATGCCAATGTTTCATTCCAGATATCAGGATCCAATGGCAGATTTGATTGGATACTATGACTCAGGCCAACTGGTAGCATGGAGTCTGATAAGAAGATTTGATCAACACAATGCACAATGCGATCAGTTTGCCTGGGTGTATCACCGACCCAAAAGTCGATTAGGAATAGAAACTATGAAAACAGAATGTGCCATATACAAAGCACGTGGTTTTAAATATCTGTATCTAGAGCAAGCACATCTCTACAAGTCAGAGATTGATGGATTTGAAATACTAGGACCAATGACCTGATTCAAGACTTGCTACGCAAGTCTATCGATTCGCTGTGCTCATCAATGTTATTTGCTGAACGAAGTGACAAAGTTTTCATGTAGATTGTTTTAGTCAGACGGAACCGTTTTGCACGGTTCCATCTTTTGTCCTCATGTGAGTTGTCACAGCCAAGACATTGGAAATAGGTATTTTTACCGTGATGCTAATGGGCTCTGATCTTTCCCTACCTACATCGACTCGCTGTTGCCAGCGTCTTAGACCTCGTTCCTAGTGTCTAAGTTTTTATAGCACGGTTTTTCGTATGCCAACAT